CTGGTTGAAGAGTTTGACAACACGGCGCTGGCTTCCTGGACTCAGGATTGTGTTTTTTGGTATGACAAGTGTTATTATCAAATCAAATATTTTTATCAGGCAATCATGCAAGATATCACAACCAATCAGTATTCCAATATCATTGATTTTGATCAGGTATTAGATCAACATTATATTCAACAGATATTAAAAAATTATTTTAATCAGGACCTGGATAACAATCAGCAACAACTTTTAAAAAATTATGCACAGTTACAATTGCCAGTGGATTTAATCAACGACTCTGCTGTCAGTATGAATAAAATTTTAGAACCCATTACAGATCAGATGCTCATGCAGAATCCGTGGTTTTGGGCCTATTGCATATTTAAATTTGAACAAAATAATGGATTATCAGAACAACAGCGTGCCTGGACAGTCAATAACATAACTGCTGTGCAATTACAACAAAATCTATTAGATATTGCAACGCAATACAGATAATATCAATCTACAGGTATACTTATTTTTCAATAAATAACTCAAAGGTCATTGACTCAATGCAAAAACGCACCCGTAGTTTGTTAGAAGAATTAGACTCAATGTATGTTGAGCGTGAGCGCCATCTAGTTATAGAAAGCCGTGCAAGCAATGTAATAGCCAGTGCTATTAATCTGCTGGAACAAATTGACGCAGTTTTTCCGCCCGAGCAAGCAGAAAATCTAACACGTAAGTTGCTGAATGCTATTCGCACTAGAGATGCTGGCCGTTTTGAAAGAACAGTGAGACGTACCCATGCAGATTCATGAATTAACAACAAAACAACTAAATGAAGGTCCTTTGGACTTTGCACAAAATGTGGCTGGAAAAATTGGCGCAGGTGTTGCGGCAGTTCGAGGCGCTGGACAAGGTGTAAGCAACGCTGTCAGCGGAGTAACAACTGCTTACCAGCAGGCACAAATGGGCCAGAAATATACAGCCATGGCAGACAAGGCCCAAAAAGCCTGGACAGTATTTGTCACACAGTTGGAAAACAGCATTACTGATCCTGCACAAAAAGCCGCATTTATCAATCGCACAGATGGCCGATACCAAAAGACACTACAAGCCTGGGTGGAAAAGAATTTATTGGCAGGACAATATCTTCCTAACTTTACCAACAAAGATCAACTGTTGGCCATAATTAAAAAACTTAGTGCGCCAAAGCAACCAAACCCAGCACAACTCAAAACACAACTTAAAAATAAACAAGGACTTGGAGCAACTACACCTAGTGGATTTAAAGGGTCTGCCGCTGCCGGTGGTGTACCAACAGCCAGTGGCACCGCATCAACAGCCAGTGGTACAGTACCAACAGTTGAAAGTCTACAATTAAATGAAGCGTTGGATCCTGCCACTGAAAAGCAATTGTTTACACAACTGATTCAAACAGCCGCAACTGGATTGACTGCAGGTTCGCAGACAACTACTACCAACAAGGCTCAAACTGGAAAACAACCAGCCGCTGGTCAAAAACCTGCTGGTCAAAAACCTGCTGGTCAAAAACCTGTTGCACAGTCAAAAGAGGCCGCACAACAAATTATCATCAATCAGGCACAAGTACCACCTCAGACATTGGCGGCCATTGAAGCCATTACAGGTGCATTGCCGGCAGTTACCTCAAAAGATGCACAAACTATAAATTATCTTCAGGCATTAGGATTTAACGTACAATGAAACTTCTAGAAGGTGGCAATGTATTCAAAGATGCTGACGGCAACTCATTAACCCAACGCATCAATCAAACTGATGTGCCCAGCACTGTAACATGGCTGGAACAAGTGACAGGACTGGAGTTTCCACGTGAGCGTTGGTTAGGCTCTACAGGCAAAGCACCCACGTCGGGTGACATGGATTTGGCAGTAGATGCCAATGAGATCTCCAAAGAGCAGTTGGCTGCCAAACTGGAAGCCTGGGCCCGTAGCCACGGCGAGGATCCCAGAACTTGGGTCAAGAAGTCGGGTGAAGTGCATTTGCGTACTCCTATTACTGGCAGACCCGAACTAGGATACGTACAAACAGACTTTATGTTTTTCCCCAACCTGGATTGGGGCACATTCTACTACAATCAAACATTTCCATCAGCCTACAAAGGCATGCACCGTGCTGTGTTAATGAGTAGCATAGCCAAGCAACTGGGACTCAAGATAGGTGCCAATGGCATGTTCAGTCGTGCTACTAATGAACTTGTGAGTCAAGATCCGGACTATGTGGCCAAAACCATCCTGGGCCCTAAAGCCACTAGGGGTGACCTGGGCAATGTGGAAAGCATTTACTCATTCTTGGCCAAGGATAAAGATCGCGACAACAAACTCAAGGACTTCCGTGAGTACCTGGCCAAAGAAGGACTCAAAGAACCTACACAATTAGAAGAAAGCGGCGACGTTTACTTCCTAGCACGACTGCGTGATCGTATTGTTAACCAGGGCATGTATGCTCTAGTAGAGGCAGCCGCACCTCCAGCCGCTGCCGCACCTGTGGGTGGCAAAGCCAAGGGCATTGAGCACCTGGAAGATTACATATTTAGAAATGGCACAGCCGGCGTCAAAACAGCCCTGGCCATTGTGGACAACTTTAAAGAAAATTCCAAGACTGCTTCTGTGAAATGGGACGGTAAACCTGCTGTGGTGTTCGGCCGCAAGCCAGACACCGGAGAGTTTGTGTTAACAGATGATGCAGGCTTTACTGCCATGGGCTACAATGGTTTGTTTACTAGCCCTCGTGCTATTGCTGCCAACATGGCACAGCGTGATGCTAATGCTGCCGCCAAAGGCAACAAAGCAGACCGTGTACAAACACTCTTACCAGTGTATGAAAAAATCTGGCCCTACCTGGAGGCAGCAACTCCTGCCAACTTCCGTGGTTATGTCAAGGGCGACTTGTTGTATACCACGACACCTCCTGTGGTAGCAGGCAATGTGGAATTCAAACCTAACACAGTAGAATATCGTATTCCTGTAAAGAGCAAACTGGGCACAGAAATTGCTAATAGCGAAGTTGGTGTAGCAATACATACCATGTATGAGGATGCTGGCGCTGACAAACAACCGCTCAGCCGAGTCAAGTTTAACCCTGTGCCTGGCCTGTTGTTGATTGAACCTATCTATGCCAAGCCTGTGGAAATAGAAAATCCCTATGTGAAGAAAATCAAAAGTCTGGTGCGAACAATGGGTCCTGCAATTGATACACTATTCAATCCTGCAGAACTACGTGCCGCTAAAATCACCGATCTAGCCAAGTTGTGTGTGGATTATATTAACCGGCGTATCAATCCCGAATACCCCGCCTACACCGGAGACTTCTCAGACTTAGTACCGGGCTTCATGAACTACTTGAAATCCTCACAAACTCCGCAAAAGTTTCGCAACATTACAGAATACCTGCGCAGTCCAACTTCAAACGAAGGCGCACTGGCCGCTGCCTTTGTGTTGTTTGAACTACTACACGATCTTAAACTGGACCTGCTGGGCAAACTGGATGCACAAGTACCGGGCAACGAGGGATGGGTGTTTGCAACCCCTGCAGGCTATGGTAAAGCAGTGAATCGTTTTGATTTTACTGCTAGAAACCGCATGAGAAACAACCCCACAACCACCTAAGATTTTGCCTATTTCATAAATAAGAGTAAGGCGAGAGCCTAATTATTAAGGAGATTTTAAAATGGCAGGATTTACAAAAACGAACGGTACCACCCAACCAGTATTCCACATGGATACTGGTATTGGCAATTTGACCGGAACATCCAATATTGCGGCAGGCGGAGCAATCAACTTCCAAGGACCAAAACTAGACTTTTTCTCAGTTGTGGCCAATGGCTCATTGACAACAAGCGGTAACGTTAACGGTTACATCAACAATTTGTTGCAAGCAATTCAACAAAAAGGTACCGTGGCTATATATCAAGTTAGCCCAGCGGCACCTACAGTGTTGAACTTGGCTATCTATCCAACTGATGCTTACACAGCCACAACGCTGTTGGCTCAGGCTAACACAAGCGCAACAGTTGCTTCTGGTGGTCAAAACCTCCAGTTGAACAGTGCCGCAGGCAACGCTGTGTTTACAACTAGCCCTAACGTTAACCCCTAATCTACCAAGTAGAAAATTAAAGCCCTGGTTTATTTCCAGGGCTTTTTTTTGGCCGTAAATACAGTCATGACTACAAGGATTCGTGTGACCACTCAATTTGACTGCACAGCCACAGGAGTCACAGGACACTTTAGAACCAATGTATTGCCATTTAATGATCGTGAGGGACAAACTGTTACTGATCTAGCAACTTGGACTAGATCAAGGAATCAACAACGCAACTGGGAAACCATACTTCAGATTATTGGCTTGTATACACAGGCACAAGACATCACTCCTACAGAGCACACTAACGGAAAATGGCAATTTGAATTCTCAACAGACTTTGATGATGTGTTTAGTGCGCATGGTGATCCATTGGGTCTATTAAAAACAGCCTGTAGCGGTGTACCAATGTTTTATGATCTAGACACTCAACCCAAAACAGCCATGCTGGATCCCGGTGAGAACATTAAATTTAGCATAGTAGACCATAAATAATAGATTGGAGCGCACATGGTTGATACAACTGATATTGAAAAGAAAAGTCTTGAAGCCCACGTTGAGTTGTGTGCCCAACGCTATACTGCCTTAGAACAACGTATTGACGATGTTAAACAAGACACAGCCGAATTAAAAACCACCATTCAAGAAGTGCATAGATTGGTACATAAAATGAGCGACAGTCGCAATTCGCAATTGATCGGTTGGGGAGTAGGAGTCATTGGATTCTTAACCGCCGTTATAGGATATTTGGTCACTCACTACGTACTAAAATGAAAGCCAGTCAAAAACTTGCGGCTCTTGCTGAGCAAGAACTGCCCAAATTACTAGATCGTGTTATTGTGGCAGATGGTGAAAAATATCGTGTGTTTGGCTCATATGTCATGCGTCAAACCACACAAGGATATGCTCTAACCTATCAAGACACGCCAGTGGGCATATTTACCAGCACTAGAAGTGCTGTGGCCTGGTGTATAGCCGACAAAAACCGCCAATACCGCCTGGCCAATGAAATACAGCATTTAGATTTTACATTACTTAGACTACGCAACGATATCGAAGTTCGCAGTGAACAGGCCCGCAAAAGTTATGGAAACTTTTGGGAAACAGTCAGCGCCAAAGCCCAGCACAAACAATCACAAAGCCAGCAGATAGAAAATGAATTAACAAAATGTATAAATTTGGCTAAATACTGGCAACTTCGAGGAAGCAACAATGAAACTGCAAGAACTGGCCGTAACACGCCCTACAAAACAAATCGCTAAAGTATTCGAGAGTCATTTTGACCAACGTTTATCTTTTGACTCAATGAACCGTGGCCAAGTGCGCGGCATGCTACAACGTGTGCGTGGCCTTGTTAACGAGCATCGTGCAAGTCCTGCATTTCATCACAGCGAAAAGAATCCTGCATATCTCAAACTCATGATGATGGAACAGGCACTGACGCAACAATTGCGTGAGTTTGGTGCTACTGCTCCAGGTACCAATCCAGCCGCTACTGCCGCTTTGTCTACAGTACAACAACAGCAGAAAAAGAAAGAGATGCAGGATCAAATCAAGCAAAAGCAAAAAGAAATTGCTGACCTGCAAAAGGCCATGATGAATCCAACAATGGCAGCAGAAAACAACACAGGCAACTTCTTGCGTGAATCAGAAATTCAACAAGCACAAGTAGTATTGGCCGCACAAGACATGGTCGACCGTGTGCAGAAAATGTTGGAAGACACAACAGAAATGCAATTCAAAGAATTGCCTGCCTTGGTCGATTCGATCAAGAACGAAGTTGGTATGGACCAAGCCGCACAATTCAACGCAGATGCTGCCGCCGCTTTATCAGGCTTGGTACAAAACTTACAAGCCAGTAAAGGACAACTGGAAGCCGCATTAGGTGTGGTAACAGGTACCGGTGGTGGTGCTGTGGTCCCCGGCGCTGAAATGGGTGCAGACATGGGTGCTGAAATGGGTGCCGACCTCGGAGCAGACTTGGGCGCAGAGGCTGGGCTTGATGCCGCCGCCGCTGAT